TAGATTTGAAAACATCTTAGCAGGATGGGCAACTACTTTTACAGTACAAATATTAAATGATATAAGTGTTTGCTAATGGATTTTAACAAGACAAAGAAAGCATTACAAGATTTTGGAAAGAATGTAGTTATTGCTGCAAGAAAGAATCTTAAAAAGAAAAGGATCAGAAGGAATGGGAAGTCATATCCTTTAGTAGCCTCAGGACAATTAGATAAATCAGTAGATGATAAGCTAAAGGTATCTAGTAATTCATTTCAATTACAATTTATGTTTTTAGATTATGGTTCATACTTAGATGCAGGGGTTGATGGAAAGAAAACAAAATATGGACAAAGAAAATATGGTTTAAAAACATTTAGCTATAAGACTAAAATGCCTCCTATAGCATCAATATTAAAATGGACTAATAAGAAAAGGTTAAGATTAAGAAATAAAGAAACTGGAAAGTTTATGAAAGGTGGTCAGCAGAGTTTAGCCTTCCTAATAGCTAGATCTATTTTTATGTATGGTAAGAAACCATCATACTGGTTTAGTGATGCATTTGAATCAGCTTACAAAAAACTACCTCAAGAATTAATAGATAAGTATGCTCTTGATGTAGAATCATTTTTAGACTATACAACAAACAAATAACATGGCAAATTACTTAGTAAGACTTAGATCACCTTTTTTCTTAAATGAAACATCACAATCAGCATCAGGTTCAGCAGACCTTTCAATTAAAATAAATAGTGTTAATCAATATGTTATTTCAAAAAACACAAACTCTAACAATGTAGTCTTTGAGGTGTCAGAATTGATAAAAGACTATTTAGATGTTACATGGGATGGTGTATTTCCATATAGCACAACTACAAAAAACAGTCTAGTAATTACAGCAGAAATTGATATTAACTTTTTTACTGGAACTAAAGAACAAAGAGCTATTGCAGCACAAAGTTCTAGTCAATTAATTGAACATAATATATATGGATTTGATGCTTATAGTGAATTTAATGAAGGTTCTAACAAGCAATTAGTTGCAGGACAACTATTACAATCAAACACTACAATGTATCTTCCTGAAACTGGAGCTGCATATGTCCCATCTGAATCATCTAATGGTGTAACTTATACAACAATTCCTGATACATTAGCAGATGGAGGAACTCAGACAATAGCAGGACTTCCAATAACTGTTAGAAGGATATGTGAACCAGTTTACAATATTTTAAAAGTTATATTCTTAAACAAGTTTGGAGCTTTACAAGAGTATTATTTTAATAAGAAGAATGTTCAGTCTTTAAGTACAAATCAAAAGAGTTACAAATCAACTATAATTTCAGGATCAACATATTCACCTTTAGATCATCAAAAATTACAATACAACAAACAAGGATCTGAAACAATCAGAATGAATACTGGTTATGTAGATGAGGGACAATTTGAACCTATAAAACAAATAATGCTATCTGAATTAGTTTGGGTACAAATAGGATCAGTAGTTTCTCCAATAAATGTTGTAACTAATTCTTTAGAAAAGAAAACACAGATAAACAATAAACTTGTCAATTATAGTTTAGATTTTGAATTTGCATATGACATCTTAAACAATGTGAGATAATGAATGGATATGAATTATACATTAATAATCAGAGAGTAGAAATATTTGAAGATGAAAGCCTAAGTCTTAATCAAACAATTCAAGATGTTAGGGATGTTTCTAAAGTGTTTACAGACTTCTCAAAACCTTTTAACTTACCTGCATCAAAAGAAAACAACAAAATATTCAAACATTATTATAGATTTAATTTAGCAACTGGTACATCATTTGATGCTAGAAAGAAAGTTCCTGCTAGAATAGAGTTAAATACAATACCATTTAAAGAAGGACTTTTAAGATTAGAAGGAGTATCAATAGAAAACAATCAACCTAAATCATACAAGGTTACCTTTTTTGGTAATACAGTTACATTAAAGGACACATTAAGAGAAGATGAAATCAACTCATTAAACTGGCTAGACAATTTTAATACTACATATAGTGCATCACAAGTATTAAATCTTTTAACTACAGAGGATGGTTTGGGAGGTACATCAGGTGTCACAGTAGATGATTTAGGAACTAATGTAACTTATTACAAATCAGTTATCTGTCCTTTAATATCTAACTCAGCTAGATTATATATGGATGGAGGTATAACAGTTCCATATCAGAATGCAGATGGTTCAGAAAATTTAGAGCTAGGAGGAAACTTAGCACCAACTAATGCAGGATCAGAAACTGCTGCAGATGTACATGGGGTGTATTTTGAAGATTTAACTTATGCTATTCCAGTTCACTTAATTGTAAGAGCAATACAAAATCAATATACATCAATCAGATTTAGTGATGATTTCTTTAGTTTAACAAATGGTCCAGAGGGTTATAAAAAACTCTATATGCTTTGTCAAAATACAGAGGGTAGGCAGTTTGAAGATATGGGGACAGCTCTAAAACAAGTATCAGGGTTTAGCACAGCACAAGCATTAAATAATAAACTAGCAGTTACATTTAATGCAATTTACATTCAAGGGTTACCTGAAAGAGATTTTATAACTGGTGTGTTTAGTTTTCAAGCTACCTCAGCATATCCTGATTTTACAATTAGAGTAAGAAGGGGTGGCACATCAGAAGTATTTTCACAAAACTTTACTGGAGGAACTAATACAACTGGCTCATTTACTGTGTTTATGTATAACACATCAGCAGGTTATACAATAGAAATTGAAACTACTACAGCTTTTCAATTATCTAATTTTACTTTTCAAGCAAGTGATTCAAGTGGTAACAGCTCTAGCCATCAACTTACAAATGTAATTATACCTCTTGAAAAAGAATTTATAATTAAAGACCATCTACCATCTCTAAAAACAATAGATTTTATTAGTGGATTGTTTAAAATGTTTAATCTAACAGCCTTTGAAAAAGATGGAATTATACATGTAAAAACTTTAGAGGAGTTTTACAATTCAGGTTCTATTAGAGACATTACAGAATTTGTTGATCCAAGTTCTAGTGAAATAGATAAAGCATTGCCATATGAAGAAATTATTTTTAAATATAAAGACACAGATACAAGGTTAGCAAAACAACACAGTCAGCTAAGTGGATCAGATTGGGGTTCATTGAAATACAACAATAGTGAATTACTAGATAGTAATAACAAAGTATTTAATGTAGAGCTGCCATTTGCACATTTAAAATATGAAAAATTATTAAATGGTAGTAATGAAACAGAAGTACAAGTAGGATGGATGGCTAATGAAAATGGAGAACCTTACTTTGAAGATGCAGTTTTGTTTATTCCAATATTTCAACAATCAGCTAATGATATAAGATTTCTAGAACAGAAAACTGGAACTGGAGGAATAAATGACTTTGGTGAATTTTGGATGCCAAGCAATTCAGTAAGTATTCAACCTGAAGTAAATAAAGAAAACATACATTTTAATTTAGAGTTAAATGAGTTTACTAATAGTACTGCTTTTGATCAAACATTATTCTTAAAATATTATAGGTTTTATATTCAATCAGTATTTAATAGATCTAAAAGACTAACAAGACTAAATGCAAGATTACCAAAAAAGTTTATTTTAAATTACAGTTTAGCAGATAGTGTAACCATTAACAATGAGTCTTATAAAATAAACAGTATAACAACAAATCTATTAAGTGGTGAGAGTCAAATGCAGTTGTTAAATGAAACAGTTGATGTAATACCTAGCATTAATCCTGATACTGGAGGTGGTGATACAACTCAACCTGAAGGAACTCCTGAAACTAATGTGCTTTACTTTGAGGATTGTGCTAACTCAGGAACTTTTTATGAATCATCTTCTACAATAGCAAATTTTAATTTTGTAAATAATAGAAGGCTAACAGAAGGTGGAAACTTTTATATTGTTAAAGGAAATATAGGACCAGGAACTTACACAGCAAAAACAGTTAGTGATACTGGATTCTCAGGATGTCCTGAATCAACTACTCCTCCTACATTATATTATGGTTTAAAGAGGTGTTCAGATAATGAGAGTACTTTTAGAACATCAACAGCAGTAACAAATCCTACATATGCTATAACAGAAAAAGTAGAAGATTCTAATAATGTTGCATATGTGATTATTAATAGTAATACAACAACTTCAACTATTGTAAATAATACATCAGGACAGCCAACTGTAGTATCAGCAAAAACTGTATCAGCTTTTAGTCCTAAAGTATATAATTGTACACAAGGTCCAACAACATATTATTATAGTTTAACAAGATGTGATGGTACTGGAACTGTTTTATATGGTTTTAGTGGTACATCAGGACTTAGTGGGAGCAGAACATACAATAATACATGTTACAACATTGCATCAACAACAAATACTGGAACTATAGATGTAAGTAGTTTGCCTACTTGTACTTGTCCAGTTTATTACTATACTTTAAACTCTTGTTCTAACACAAGCTCAATACAACATTATGGGTTTTCTAATTTATCTAATTTAGCAGGAACTGAAAGAACATATAATGGTACATGTTATTATGTAGCAGCAACAAGTAATACAACTGGTTCAATTAATATAGGAGCTTTATCTACTTGTACATGTCCTTCAGGAGGAGGCACACCTGATCCAATAAGATACTCTTTAAAATTGTGTTCTAATAATCAAACTGGCTATGTATCACCTGAAACTACAGACCAAATTGATTTAGATATTGATGCTAATGGACAAACTGGTTCAAGGGTGCAAGATGCAAATGGATTTATATATACAGTTATAGGGACTACTACTAACACAAATGGTATTGTAGCTGCATTAGTAGATTTAGGTAGTAATGGTTGTCCTACTGCAACTCCTACTCCTACAGATTTTTATTGGTTAATGCAAAAATGTACAACATCAGTAGGTGGATATGTTTCAGAACAAACTACTGCTGAATTAACTGGTATGACAGAAGACCCTGTTAATGGTTCTAGAGTGCAAGGTCCTGATGGAGAGGTTTATATTGTTTATGGTAATACAGATACACCTAATAATTTTTCAAGTGGTGTAATCTCTGTAGTTAGTTTAAGTGCAACTGGATGTCCAACTACTATTCAACCAAATGATATATATTATTGGGAGCTTAAACAATGTTCTACAAACAATACAGGTTTTATATCAGCACAAACAACTGAACAGTTAAGTGCTTTAGCAGTAGGAGATTTTGTTTTTGAAACTGCTACACCTAGTCAGATATATGAGGTAACAGGAACTACTCAATCAGGAACTAGTGTGGGATCTGTAACAAAATCAACATTAACAGCATGTCCTTTATACTGGTCTTTAAAACAATGTGGAACTTTACAAGGTGGTTATAGAAGTGGTAATACAACTGTAGAGCTGCCAAATCTAGTTGAAAATGATCCTAATGGTACAAGAGTTCAAGATTCTAATGGAATTTTTTATATAGTTGTAGGTACTACAAACTCAACTGCTAATGTAGGTACTGTAACAGACACAGGTGCTACTGGATGTCCAACAACACCTCCAGTTGTAAACTATTATTCATTACAAAAATGTGATGATGGCACAACTGGTTGGAGATCACAGCAAGATAACACACAGATTACTTTTAACACAAATGATATTGTATCTTTTGGTAATGGTGGAACTACATATAAAGTAGTAGGATTGGTAACATCAGGAAACAATGCTGGACCTATGAGTCCTACTTCATTTACAAGTTGTCCTACAACTCCACCACCTACACCACCAGTTGCACCACAAGGTCCATACTATGCACAGTTTATTACTTGTGATGATCCTAATGGTCAAATTTTATATGTTGTAAGTCAAACACTACAAATATCATCATGGTGGGTTATACAAAGGGGTGGTACAACTGGTTATGAATGTTTGAGATGGGTTACTAATTTAGAAAATGCTGTAAACCCACAAGACATAACAAACTTCACTATATTTTCAACTGCTACTACAGCAGGAGAAAACTGTATAGAGTGTAATGAGAATGCACCTACTCCTCCTACTCCTCCTGCTACACCTCCACCTACTCCAATATGTGGAAGTCAGAGCTTATTTTATGCATCAACAGCTCCTGATTTATGTAACCAAACTACACCTAGAACTGTTTATATAGATGCAAATACAATAGAACAAGCAAATACTGTTTACACAAATTCATCTTGTAATACTGTATTAAATGTTGCTAGGTATTTTGCAGACCAACCTGCAGGGAACTATTATTATTGGTCAGGTACTAACCTACAAGGTCCATATACTAACAGTTGTCAGTCACAATAAAATAAAAAGAATGATTAAAGAAGTAGAAAATTTTATAAACAAAGCTGAAGCAGATCACTTAATATATTTAATAGATAAGTTTGCACATAAATCTACAGTTGCAGGTTCTAAAAATCAATACAGTAAACTAGATAATGCTAGAACATCTTACTCAGCAACATTAGACAGTAAAAATCCTACTATTAAAAAGATTCATCAAAGAATTGCTAAATATTTAGGTGTGCCTTTTAATAAAGGAGAAGTATTACAAGGTCAGAGATATGAAAAAGGTCAATACTTTAGAGAGCATCCTGATTACTTTATAGGAGAACACTATGATATGAATTGTTTAGCATCAGGAAACAGAACATATACATTTATGTTGTATTTAAATGATGATTTTACTGGAGGTACTACAAATTTTAGACATCTTAAAAAAGAAATACAGCCAAAAAAATACAAAGCTGTCATTTGGAATAATTTACACATGGGGAAACCTGATGAATATAAGTTGCATTCAGGTGAAGATGTAAAAGAAGGTACAAAATACATAGTAACATCATGGTGGAGAGAGAATAATTGGAATGGATCAGATGATTACAAAGAATATCAAAAATTATTAAAAAAATCTCAATTAAGTATTATATAAGTAGCATGTTAAAGAACATTATAGACTTACTACAGATAGTAAATGGTGAAACTGACAATATAAAGTTTGCACAAGGTTCTAAATATCTACCTGATAACTGGAAAAAAGGCTTAAAGATTGCTAAAAGGATGGCTAACTGGGAAATAAATAAAAACAAATGAGTGTTATAAAGAAAATACAGTTACTTTTTCAAGTAGATAATACAGAGGCTAATCAAGCTATTGAAGAAACTGCTCAAGAAGTCAAGCAGGTAGAAACAAACATGGATGAGTTAGATGGAGCTGCTGACAAAGCAACTGGTGGCTTAGTTTCAGGCTTTAATAATGCTAAAAAAGCTATTATTGGTGCTATAAAAAGCATTAATACATTTGGTAAAGCAATTAAAGCTGCAGGAATAGGATTACTAATTGCAGGAATAGCAGCAGTTGCAGCAGCCTTCACAAGTTCAGAAGAAGGGCAAAATAAATTTATAAAAATCACAAAACAAATTGGTGTAGTTGTAGGGAATGTTACAGACATCATGACAAGTTTTGGAAATGCAATTTTAGGAGTTGGTAAATATTTAGGAGCTAAATTTAGAGGTGATACTGAAGGAGCTGAAAAGGCTATGAATGGAGTTAAAGAAAGTTTCAAAGAAGCTACTGATGCTGTAAAGAATTTTGGAGAAGAAACTAAAAGGGAAATTGCTATTGTTTCTAAGTTAGCAGATGCAACAGCTAGAGGAGATAAGATTCAAAGACAATTAATAGTTGATAGAGCTAAAGCAGATAGAGAGAGAGCAGACTTATTAGAAAAGGCAGTAGATAGAGAAAATTTCACAACTGAACAAAGAATAGGATTTCTTAAAGAGGCTAGTACATTAGAAGAAGAAATTACAAATAAAGAAATAGCATTAGCTAGAATTAGATTAAATGTAATTCAGGAAGAAAACAAACTTTCAGGTTCTACTAAAGAAGATTTAGAACTAGAGGCACAATTAAAAGCAGAGCTAATAACATTAGAAACTGCAAGACTTACAAAACAAAAAGAAGTAACTGGTCAAATTATAGCTCTTAATAATGAGGAGAAAGCATTAAAGAAAGCTGATCAAGATAAGGCTGCTGCAGATAAACAAAAAGAACTTGATGATGAAGCTGCATTCACATTAGCACAAAGAGAGGCATTAGCTATTAGTGAAGAAGAAAAAACAGCATTATTAGTTACTAAAGCTCAGGAAAGATATGATGCTTTAATAGAACAAGCTAAAAAGTATGATGGTGATGTATTAGGTTTAGAAGAAGCTAAAGCTGCAGCTATTGCAGAGATTACAAAAAAGAGTGAAGATGATACAACAGCTATAACTGAAACTGGGGAAAAATTTAAAGCAGATACTATTTTAAAGTTTACAGCATTAGGTTTAGGTTTTGCTACTGAGGGTTCAAATGCAGCAAAAGCATTAAGTATAGCAAATGCATTAATATCTACATATGCAGGTGCTGCTGATGTTTTAGAATCTGAAGGTACATTAGCTACTAAGATAGCAGGAGTTGCTACTGTATTAGCTACTGGGTTTGCACAAATTAAAGCAATAAAACAAACTCAAATACCTGTTCTAAGTGTTGGTGGTATTTCAGCAGGTGGAGGAGGACAAGCTCCAGTACCTCAAATACAAGCTCCTGATTTTAATGTAGTAGGTGCATCACCAATTAATCAATTAGCATCAGCAATAGGAGAAAAACAAAATGAACCAATTCAAGCATTTGTAGTTGCAGAAGAAGTTACAACAGCTCAAGAACTTGCAAGAAACAGAGTAATGGTTGCAGGAATTTAATAAATAAATAAAATAAAAGATTATAATAATATGAAGATTATAGAATTAATATTAGATGAGGAAACTGAATACAATGGAGTTGATGCAATTTCTATTGTAGAGAATCCTGCAATACAGTCAAATTTTGTTGCATTAAAAGATGAGCAAATTAGATTAGCAGAAGTATCAAAAGATAAAAGAATACTACTAGGTGCTGTATTAATTCCTAATAAACCAATTTTAAGAAAAGGAGAAGATGAAGATTATTACATATACTTCTCTAATGAAACTGTAGAGAAGGCATCACAGATGTATCTTAAACAAGGCAATCAACACAATGCAAGTTTAGAACATGAATACAGTTTAAAAGGATTAACACTTGTAGAGAGTTGGATAGTTCAGGATGAAGTGTATGATAAGAGTAGATTGTATGAAAATACTAAAGAAGTTCCAGTAGGTACATGGATGGGAGCAATTAGAGTAGATTCTGATGATGTATGGAAAAACTATGTAAAAGAAGGAGTAGTTAAAGGTTTCTCAATAGAAGGCTATTTTGCTGATAAAGCTGAAAGACCTAAAGAGAAGATGAATGACTTTCTAAGTGAATTAGAACACCTTGAGGCAGAGTTTCTGTTATCAGAAATAGAGAATGTTATAGAGGACAAAGAAGTTGCATTAGAGAGCTTTAATGATTATCCTGATGGAGTGGCAAATAATGCTGAAAGAGGGATTGAACTCAATAAAAAAATAAAGAATAAATGTGCAACAGATGTTGGTAAGATCAGAGCAACACAATTAGCACAAAAGAAGAACATCTCTGTAGAAACAATTAAAAGAATGTATAGCTATTTATCTAGAGCTGAAGATCAATACAGAAAGAATGAGAATGATAGTGAAGCATGTGCTAATATATCATACTTGTTATGGGGTGGGTTAGCTGCTTTAGGTTGGAGTAGAAACAAACTAAGAGAATTAGGAGAGTTAGAACTTGAAACTGTAGTAGTTGATGATAACTTTGCAATCATAGATGATAGATTAGCATATTCTTCCATAGAAAAAGCTGAAGAAATGGCTATGAACATAGGATGTGAGGGTTATCATATGCATGAGATTGAAGGTAAAGAATGGTACATGCCTTGTGAAGTGCATGAATTAAAGAAACCATGTCAATCAGGATATGAAATGTATGGAACTAAAATAAAGAATGGTAAGAGAGTTCCTAATTGTGTACCAATTAATAGATAATGGCAAGGAGTAAGTTTATAAGTTCAACAACTTTAGAAAAAAAGAAGGTTAGAAGAAAGGGAGTTCATGCTAAATCTAAGACATCAAAGAATAAAGGTGCTACTAATTATGTAAAACCTTATAATCAACAAGGAAGATGAGTAAAAAAAAGAGAAAAAATCCAACACCATCATATACTAGTCCTATAAGATCTACAAAAGGTTGTCTTTGTGATGATAACAATTATAGGATAGAATGCTGTGATGGTACAATATGGGGACAAGGAGTTGGTAAGACAGAAACTTAAACCAAAAATATAAATTTTTAAATCAATATAATTATATAGTCATGAAAGCAACTGATACAATTAGTAAAATCAAAAACATCTTAGGCATGGAGTTGTCAAAAGAAGTAAAAGAAGTAGAAGTGAAAGCTGAAGAAGTTACACTAGCTACTATGAATCTAGAAAATGGTACTGTTATAGAGGCAGAATCATTTGAAGGTGGTAAGGAAGTCTTTATTGTCACAGAAGATGATAGAGTTCCAATGCCAATAGGTGAATATACTTTAGAAGATGGAAGATCAGTTGTAGTTAAAGAAGAAGGTCTAATTGACAGTATCTCTGAAGCTACAGAAGAAGTTGAAGAAGAAGTTGAAACATCTAAAGAAGATGTTAAGGCTGAAGATTTAGCTACAGATTATCCATCAAAAGAAGAATTCAATGAACTAAAATCAATGGTAGAGGAAATGAAAACAAATCTATCTGAAGTTTTAGGATCTCAAAAAGAGGAAATTGAAAAGTTAGAAACTGAATTGTCAGCAGAACCTGCAGCACAGCCAATAACACATAGTCCTGAGTCAAAATCTAAAGAGATGGAATTTCAAATCTCATCAAATAGAGTTGAAACAAGTCTTGATAGAATTATCAAAAAATTAAGTAAATAATATAAATTTTAAAATTCAAAAAAAATGAGTAAACCAACAATAACAACAAGCTATAGTGGTGCTAGCGCAAAAAAATATATAGCCAGTGCATTACTTTCAGGAACTACACTAGAGAATGGTGGTGTAACTGTTATGCCAAATGTACAACACAAGAGTGTTATACAAAAGGTAGCTACATCAGGTCTTATTAAAAATTCAACATGTGATTTTGATGATCAAGGAACTGTAGCAATTACAGAAAGAGTATTACAAACTGAGGAGTTTCAAGTAAACACTAAGTTTTGTACTAAACAATTTGTAGATTCATGGGAATCAGCAGAATTAGGAGTTAGTGCATTCACTAATATGCCTTCTTCTTTTTCAGACTTTATCATTGCTAACTTTGCAGACCAAATTGCTGCAAGTGTGGAAACAAATATATGGACTGGGACAAATGCAAATGCAGGAGAGATAGATGGATATGAAACATTATGGGCTGCTGATGCAGATATTATTGATGTAGCTAATCCTGCTGCTATTACTGCTGCAAATGTTGTAGCAAAAATGGGAGCTACTTTAGATCTATGTCCTAACACAATCTATGGAAAGGAAGATCTTAAGTTATATGTTTCTAAAGATGTAATGAAGAACTATATTAGAGCTTTAGGTGGTCTTGCCTTAGGTTTTGGTGGTGGATATGAAAACAAAGGTCAAATGTGGTATAATAACCAAGCATTAACTTTTGATGGAGTTCCAGTATTCATGGCAAATGGTATGTCTACAAACACAATGGCATTAGCACAAACTTCTAATCTTTATTTTGGGACTTCAGTTTTAAGTGATTTAAATGAAATCAGGGTAATTGATACTGCTGATACATTAGGAGATAGAAATGCTAGATTTGTTGCAAGATTTGCATATGGAATCCAGTATGGTTTAGGATCTGAAATAGTTCTTTACCAAGCATAATTGCTAAATTTTAATTTACTGATAATCAGTATCTTAAGTTAATAATCCAAGTAAATAGGAGGTGTAAAAGCCTCCTAATACTTACAAAAAAAATAAAATAATATGAGTTGTAATTTAACTACTGGAAGGATAGTACCTTGTAGAAATAAATCAGGAGGAATTAAAAAGGTGTTCTTTGCAAATTTTGGTGCATTAGGAGCAATAACTGAATCAGCAGGATTAATAACTGCTTTTGGAGCATCTTCACCTGATATGTATGAGTATGATGTAAGAGGAGCATCAAACTTAGATACTACTGTTACAAGTTCTACTGAGAATGGAACTACTTTCTATACTGAAACATTAACACTACAACTACAATATTATGATAGAGCAACAAGTGAAGAAATTAAATTGTTAGCAGTTGGTAGACCACACATTGTGGTTCAAGACAATGATGACAATTATTTAATGGTTGGTCAGGTGAATGGATGTACACTAAATACAGGTAATTTTACTGTAGGAGCTGCAATGGGTGATTTTAATGGATTCAATTTAACTTTTGAAGCAATAGAGAAAGCACCACCATCATTTGTAACACCTTCATTAGTTACAACTGCTGCAACTGGTAATTCACAAATTAGTACTTTTCCTACATCATAATAGTTAAGTGTTTTTTTCTAATTAAAGGGGGAACTTAGGTTCTCCTTTTTTTTTAGAAATAATCTTACACTTTATAAAAAAATAAATAAATAGCATTATATAGGTATGATAATTCTAAGTACTGCAACATCAGCACAAACTTTTCAGTTTATTCCAAGATTTTCTGTTTTATCAGGAACTTTAACTATAAGGGATGAAGAAACCAATATAGTACAAACAAATCCAGTTCCTTTAGGTAAGTCAGGTGGGTTTTCATCTATTAATGTTGCATTAAATTTAGAGGAAGGAAAGTACTATGAATTAGAATTAACATCATTAGGATCAAACTGGGACACAGTATTTGAATTATGGAATAATATTACTGTTAATTGGGATGAGGCATTAACAGCAATAGGATCAACATGGGGAAATGCACAAGAACAATGGAACTTAGCAACAAGCCAATGGCAAAATCCTAGAGAGGCAGTAGAGCAGACAATATATAAAGACAGAATTTTTTGTACTAATCAGACTATTTCACAAAGAGCATCAGAATATTATGATCCAATTAAAGGATTATACAAAGTAAGCACACAAGGTGATAACACCTACAAAGTATATAATGGATAATTATGAGTAGACAACACAGAAAACCAAAATTTGAAGGAGATATAAGAGTAGTAGATTTAGCTAGTTATGTTTCTCCAAAAGTTATAGAAGATCCTAGAAAGGATTTTGTAATGTATGGAGAGGATAACAACTTCTATCAATACCTAATTGACACCTTCATGGCATCTCCAACAAACCATGCATGTATTAATGGAATATCAGAGATGATATATGGTAGAGGACTAGATGCTACAGATAGTGCAAGTAAACCTGACCAGTATGCACAGATGATTAGCTTAATGAAGAAGGATGTAGTCAAGAAAGTTATATATGATTACTACTTAATGGGTGGTGCTGCAATACAAGTTATCTATGGTAAGGGAAGAAAGCAAATAGTTCAGATAGAACACATACCAGTAGAAACACTAAGAGCTGAAATTAGCTCAGATAAAGGACAAATTGAAGGATATTACTATTCTCCTGATTGGAGCAAGTACAAGTCCTCTGATGAGCTTAAAAGAATACCTGCATTTGGTACATCTAAAGAAAATATAGAGATATTGTTTATCAAACCATATAAAGCAGGATATTATTACTACAGTCCTCCTGCATATACTGGTGGATTACAGTATGCAGAACTTGAAGGAGAGGTATCTAACTTTCACATGAATAATATTAAGAATGGATTAAGTCCTTCAATGATTATAAATATGAATAATGGAATACCAAATGAAGAAGAAAGATCAATAATTGAAAGAAAAATAGCAGATAAGTTTACTGGATCAACTAATGCAGGAAGATTTATACTATCATTTAATGATAATACTGAATCTCAAGCTAGTATAGAACCAATACAATTATCTGATGCACATAATCAGTATCAATTTTTAAGTACTGAATCACAAGAAAAGATATTAGTAGCTCATAGAGTTGTATCACCAATGCTTTTAGGTATTAAAAATGCTACTGGTCTTGGAAACAATGCTGATGAAATGGAGAAAGCATCTATACTTATGGATAATATGGTAATAAGACCTTTTCAAAATATAATGATTGATGCATTTGATAAGATATTAGCATTTAACAACATATCATTAAAGCTATATTTCAAGACATTACAGCCTTTAGAGTTTACAGATTTAACAAATGTTACAGATCAGGAAACAAGAGAAGAAGAAACTGGACAAAAGTTAAGTTTAAAGAAAGAGGAAAAGATAACAAGAACAGATAATCATCCAAGTAATGCTGTGGCAGATGAGTTAATAGCTTTAGGAGAGGATGAAGATTTAGAAAACTGGGATTTAATATCTGATGAGCCAGTTAATTATGACTTAGATGACAAGCAAAATGAAATGTTAAAGTTAGCATCTACTGGTTCAGCAAATCCTGACAGCAAAAGTGAACAAGATAAAGGAATGTTTAAAGTAAGATATTCTTATGCACCTTTACAAGCAGGTAAAAGCTCTAGGGAGTTTTGTAGAAAAATGGTAGCAGCTAAAAAAGTCTATAGAAAAGAAGATATTGAGGCAATGTCTAAGAAGAAAGTAAATGAGGGGTGGGGACCAAAAGGAAATTCTGATACTTATTCAATTTGGTTTTACAAAGGTGGTGGATCATGTAAACATTACTGGACAAGAAAAGTATATTTTAGAAAGAGAAATGAACAAGGAGAGTTTTTACCTAGTAGTGGATTAAAAAATGATAGAAATAGCTCTGTAAGTGAAGCAAAAAGAAAAGGAGTTGATATTGAAACTAATGATAAAAAGGTAGCAACAAGACCTAGAGATATGGAAAACAGAGGATTCCTAGAACCTAAAAACTTTACAACACCAAAATAAGATGGCAGCAACAGTATTATTTATAAATAGAAATGATTTAGTACAAAATACTATAATAGATGGCAATGTACAAGCAGATAAGCTAATGCATTTTATCTCTATAGCACAAGAGATACATATTCAGCATTATTTAGGTACTGATCTATACAATAAAATAGCAGAATTAATAAATACTGACTCTATTGCTAATACTGTTTATGAAACATTATTAATAGATTATGTTCAGCCTATGCTTATTCATTATGCAATGGTTGATTTCCTGCCATTTGGTGCTTATCAAATCAAGAATGGTGGAATATTTAAACATGTATCTGAAAATGCAGAAACAGTTAGTAAAAATGAAATAGATTTCTTAGTTGAAAAGGAGAGAACTATGGCAGAGTATTACACAAGGAGGTTTATTTCTTATATGGATTTCAATCAGACTTCATATCCTGAATATACATCTAACACAAATGATGATATATATCCTGATAGAGATGAGCCAACTTTTCAAGGTTGGGTATTATAAAAGTTAGATATGAAAATATATAAACCTAAGCAAAAAAACATTATAAAGTTAATGAGATATATAAATAAAAAATTAAAAATAAGAAAAAATGGCAAGTAGTTTAACAGGAATATCAATAGCATCCAGTTATGATTCTCTAATAAAGGTTGGAGATAATGATGGATTGACTTCAACATTACAAGTTCTATCTGATGGGTTAGGAACTGAGAGTGGAATCAGTTTAAATAATACTGGAGATTTAACAGCAACTGGAACTGTAACAGCAAACAGCTTTGTTGGAGCTTTGACTGGTAATATAACTGGAAATTCAACAATTTCAGGTACTTTGACATTTGGATCACTTTCAGATGGTACAATTACAATAGCAGACTTTAAGGATGAAGATAATATGTCTAGTAATAGTGCTACATCTTTAGCTACTCAGCAATCTATTAAAGCATATGTTGATTCTCAGCTAGGAGTTCAAGATTTAGACTTTCAAGGTGATGCAGGTGGGCAACAAGCTATTGATTTAAACACAGAAGTATTATCAGTAGTAGGAACTTCAAATGAAATATCTACTAATTCTACTGGAAATGCATTAACAATCTCATTAAATCCTAATATAAGTGGATTAACATCTGTAGCAGCTACAACTTTTACTGGTGCATTAACTGGAAACTCCAGTACATCCACAAAATTAGCTACTGCTAGGAATATTTCAGGTGTTGCCTTTGATGGTAGTGCTGATATAACATTATCTACAAGCAATATAACAGAAGGTACAAATGAATATTTCACAAATGCAAGAGCAGATGCAAGAGTTAACTTACAGACTGGAGCAAATTTAGATTTATCAAGTAAATCAACATCAGATTTAAGTGAAGGATCAAACAAATATTTCACAGATGAGAGAGTAGATGATAGAGTAGGTAGTTTAGTAGTAGCATCTACTGGAATTTCTAGTACATATGATGATACTGCAGGAACTCTAACAATAGCTAACACAGCACCTGATCAAACAGTAGCCTTGACTGGAGGAACTGGAATAACAGCATCAGGTACTTATCCAAACTTTACAATTACAAATTCAGCTCCTGACCAAACTGTTGCAATAACTGGTTCTAATGGATTGACTAATGGAGGCACATATCCAAACCTAACTATAGCAGGTAATGATGCATCTACAAGTGCAAAGGGTGTAGCTAGTTTCTCATCTAATCACTTTGATGTAGCAAGTGGAGCTGTTAGCATAAAAGCAGATTCTATTGATGATACTTTAATTGACTTTGGAACTGGAGCAAATCAAGTTAATACAGATGATTTACCTGAAGGATCTACAAATAAATATCTAACAAATGAAAGAATAGATGATCAAGTAAATACATTATTAACAGCAGGATCAGGAATTGGTTTAACATATAATGATGCAGGAGGTACATTAACAATTGCATCTACTGCTAGTGGAATTGGATTATCAGACTTTAGTGCTGTTGATGCAGGAGGTGATGGTTCATTCAGTTATGATAACACTAGTGGAGCATTTACATATACTGGACCTAGCCAATCAGAAGTACAAGCACACATAACAAAGTCCTATGTAGATGGATTAGGTATTGCAGCTACTACAGCAGCAAACTTGACTGGAACTCCAAACATAAGTGTTGGAACTATAGGAGCAAGTGGAAATATTACTGGTAATTTAGTTGGAAATGTTACTGGTAATGTAACTGGTAATGTAAGTGGTTCATCAGGTTCAACAACTGGGAATGCAGCTACAGCTACCTTAGCAGCAGAAGCTACAATTTTAGCAACTGCAAGAAACATATCAGGAGTAGCATTTGATGGATCAGCAGACATAACTCTAAACACCTCAGCAATAACTGAGAATACAAATCTTTATTTTACTGATGCAAGAGTACAAGCAGTATCAATTAATGCAGTATCAGAAGATTCATCACCTACATTAGGAGGTAACTTAGCAGCAGGTGCTTATGATATAACTACAACTGGTAAAATTTACTATGCTAACATGTTTGCAACAGAAGGTGCATTACCAAGTGCATCTACATATCATGGTATGTTTGCACATGTACATGGAACTGGAAAGGGATATTTTGCACATGGAGGAAACTGGATTAAGTTAATTGATGAAACTAACTCAACAACAGATGTTTTAACTGAGGGGAGTTCAAATCTTTATTTCACTACAGCTAGAGCAAATAGTAATTTTGATACTAAGTTAGCAGCAGCAGATTCAGATGACCTTTCACAAGGAACTACTAATCTTTACAATCAAACACATACTGGTGATGTTACTGGTGCAACAGCATTAACTATTGCAAATGATGCAGTAACTACAGCAAAAATACTTGATGCTAATATAACTACAGCTAAGATATTAGATGCTAATGTAACTACAGCAAAACTGGCAAATGATTCAGTTACAGCAGACAAGGTTGCAAGTGATCTTAGAGCAGTCCAGTACATTGGATTAGATTCTACAGACTACATTAGTTTTACTGACAATAGTCAAATAGATTTTTTCATTAACAACAGTAATGAATTTAGATTTTTAGCAAATGGGGATGGTCATTTTGATGGAGATGTGATTGCATACTCTACAACTACTCCTTCTGATGAAAGATTAAAAGAAAATGTTAAGGTAATTGAGAATCCATTAGAAAAGTTAGACAAGTTAAGAGGTGTAACATTTGACTGGATAGACAGAGAGGATAAAAGATCAGGTGGTATTATAGCACAAGAGCTAGAAAAAGTAATGCCTGAACTTGTAAGAGAAGTTGATAGTCTTAAAAATGAAGATAGCTTTAAAGCAGTAGATTATAATGGTCTTATTGGATTATTAATTGAAGCTGTTAAAGAATTGAGTAATAAGTGTAATAATTGTAAAAAATAATAAAAATGGCTTTACAAGGAGATATAAAATTTACAAAAACTATTGAGCATCCTGATGGAGAAACAGAAATTGTACAAATGAAAGTTCCTGAAGATGTTAAAGAAGATGATCCTCATTATGAACAAAGAGGGACAGTAATAGAAAAAGAACAAAAAAGATGGATTCAGATTATAGATGAAGATAACAGTTTTGAGGATGTTTATCTTGTAATTAATTCATGTGGTTTTACACAACATAAAATGTCTGATGGAAATAAATTATGGTACATTTCTATTATATATCATGTTTATTTATCAGAAGAAGAAAGAAATCTAAATCCAGGTACACCTGAACAGATTAATGATTGGACTGACATGGAACTTTTAGATATTACATCAGATGATTTTTTAAATACAGATATTGTTACTTATGCTTACAATACATTATTAAAAAAATATCCTTTTAGTGATATGGTTAGTGTTTAATTTTAAAAATTTATAAAAAATGGCAGTACCAAGTTCAGGACAATTAAGATTAAGAGCAGACATAGCATTAGAAGTAGATGGAAGTGCTACTGGTGACAATGTATCATTAGGGACATTAGCAGATACAGCAGGTTTTACTACACCTCCTGATACCATGGCAGAATTTTACTCTTATACTGCTTGTACTGTTCCATCTGTTACAACTAATAGTTCATCAGGTACTACAATTAATAGCATGACTGCAAATGGTAATGTTACATCTGATAATGGTTGTAGTATTACAGAAAGAGGGTTTTATTTTGGAACTAGCAGCAATTATGCAAGTAATGGTAAATACACAGTAAGTGGTACAACTGGATCATTTAGCAGAGGCTTTGGTGGTTTAAATTCTAGCACAACATATTATGCAACTGCATATGCAATAAATTCACAAGGAGAAACTAGAGGATCAACTACTGGTAATACAACTACAACTCCAATAACTTATACTGGATATAGCACAAACAATTACCCATCTGTAAATCATAGTATGGGAAATGTTGCAATGAATAATGGAAATCAAGGAGGTTATGGTCAATACCTTCACAGTCAATTAGGTTGGCAGACAGATAACTCTTGTCACAATGGTACTTTTACAGCAGGTACAAGTGGATCAAATCCTTCTAATCAATGTAGGTATTTTTCAGATTCAGCAGGTTTTCCTCCAGATTTTAGAGCAGGATCAACTCTTGCAACATCTAGAGGTTATGTTTATCTGAATGGAACTATAAATCCTTTATCTTGTTGTGGTGATAATAATTCACAAGTTTATACATCTAATGCAAGTAATTTATATGGTTATTCTAGTTTAAGTTATAGTGCAGGTAGTAACACCTATGCATGGATTTTTAATGGTGCTAATGGTTATTTTGATGGTGGATGTCCAGTTTCAAATTGTACTGGTAGTATATCAAATAGTTATACAGGGACAATATATAGATAAAATGAAATAAAATGAGCTTAGATTTTGAACCTACATTACTTGGAGTTGCAGTCTATGTGATTACTGTATCAGATATTAATGAGGGACTTCAAACTGTTTTAATCTTAGCAACTATAATCTATACAATAATAAAAATTAATCAATTACTAAAAAGTCAAAAAAAGAAATAATATGGTAAGAATCTTAAGATATTTAGCAAACAAATTAGAAACCTTTAATAACATGGTGGCTACTGCATGGAATAAGTGGCTTAGTAAGATTAAAATGTAATAGATGAAATTAAGCAAGAACTTAACACTAGCAGAGGCAGTAAGATCAGAAACTGCAAAGAGAGTAGGAATAGATAACAAACCTACTACAGAACACTTAGAGAACTTAAAGGTAACAGCAGAGAAGATATTTCAGCCTATTAGAGATCACTTTGATAAGCCAGTATATGTTTCTAGCATGTATAGGTCAGAAAGGCTTAATAGTGTGCTTAAATTTGCTAGTAAGACAAGTGTTCATATGACTGGACAAGCAATAGATATTGATATGGACCATACATCTATTTCTAATAAAGATGTATTTGATTATGTTAAAGATAATTTAGACTTTGATACATTGATTTGGGAGTTTGGTGAAGATTCTCCTAAGTGGGTGCATGTATCTTATATAGAAGGTAAGAATAGAAAACAAGTTCTAGAGAGTTTTATGGATGAAAAAACTGGTCTAGTAAGTTATAAGCATTATGAGCCAAGAAAAGAAAAACAAAAAGAAGTTCAAGGAAACAAAACTAGGACAATTTCTACTGGGAAAGTCAGGGGTGTTTCAGACAGTAGCAGAAAGCATACCAAATAAGGGGTTTTTGGGTGTACTGAAGCAGCTAATTGTTAAAGATGATACACTAGCTCAAAAAGATAAAGATATAGCCTTAGAGATGCTTAGATTTGATATGGCAGAAATGGATGCTGTAACAAGAAGATGGGAATCTGATAACTTATCTGATAGTTGGCTTTCCAAAAATGTAAGACCTATGACTTTAGTGTTCTTTACAGTAGTATATGCTATAGGATTCTTCTTAGAATATAATTTAGATATTATAAATCAATTAATGTTGTTATTATATGGTGCTTATTTTGGAGGTAGGTCTTTTGAGAAAATAAATAAACTGTAATGAAAGAAGAAACTAAGAAAGTAAAATGTCAATGTGGAAATTCTGAAGATAAAGATGGATATTGTGATGGATCTCATCAGAAAAAGAAACATTTATTTGACATGAATAATCTACCATTTCCTTTTCTCTAATATATATATATAATTAATATATACTTATCATTATAATATACTTACTATTATAATTATCATATATATTATACACTAAATTTAGTATATAATAATATTTTTGTTAAAAACATTTGGTAGTTTGTAAATAAGTTTGTAATATTGTCATGTTATTAATTTAACAAACTAAATATTTAACTTAAATTTTTCAATCTTCAATACAAATAATAATAATAATAATAATAATACAGATTTTGTTTACTACCATTTTTCACAAGATGGTTTAATTACACCTCTTACAATGGAGGATGATTATAAATATGTTCTAACTTCAAATGAAAGAAAACTACAAGATGAACTAGTTATAGAGGCTATAAATCCAAAAGTTATACATATCAGAAGTGTATCAGGTACACCTGATGGTGAGATTATTACTCAGATTTACACTTGTAAGTATAGAGATGATGAAGCAGATTTTACAGACATGAACTCTTGTGCTACTGCTTTTTTATCTACTACATTTCCTAAATGGTGTAAGGATAATAACATACACCTAATCTATGGTGATATGGTTCTTAGAGTTTTTCTAGGTGGCAAAGAGGAATCTTTTTTAGATAAATACATTAAAGATGCACAAGGTGAAACTTTAGAAGATACAGTAACTAATGTTGAACTTCTAAGAAGGATAACAAGATTAAGTTATTAATAATTATGTTTTGTTTCTAGGTGATTTCTAGATAGAGGAGGGGGTTGTCTTTAGCTCTCTCCTTTTTTTTGTACCTTCATAAAATGGCAAAGAAACCAAAAAGAAAAACATTAGTAAGAAAGCTAGATCAGATATTTAGTCTATATATCAGGACTAGAGATTCTGATAAAAGAGGTTATTGTAAATGTTGTACATGTGGAAAAAAATTAAAGATTAAAGAGATCCATTGTGGACATTTTATGAGTAGAAGGCATATGGCAACTAGATGGGATGAAGAAAATGTATCAGCTCAATGTGCAGGATGTAACACATTTAGATCAGGAGAACAATATAAGTTTGCATTATTTTTAAATAAAAAATATAATACAGATAAGTCTAGTGAACTACTACAAAAATCAAGGGAAACAGCTAAATACTCTATTACAGATTTAGAAGAAATGATAGAACATTTTAAAACTTTATTAGAAAAACTATAATAGTTTATAATAATATTTGTATATTAGCTGTAAGAAAAAAATATTTAACTTTGAGTATATATAAAAATAAGGGTGAAGAACCTACTGCAAAAGACAGTATGATACAAGACCAAAAATTAAGGTTTGATCAACTGCTAGAACTCTATAAAGAAATGTATTCTGAATGTAGAGAATTATTAAGAGAGAACACTAAGCATAAAATGAAAATTTCTGAATTAGAAAGCAAGGTGCAATCTTTAGATAATGTGTTTCAACAATGGAAACAATCAACTGATAAATTAAATTTAAATAAAATAAATCTTGCCTATGATGGCATACAAGAATATGAAAAATAGTACAATAAAATCAATAACACCAAATGGAAGTTGGTCAAATGGTAATCAAACTTTCAATAAATACACAGTAGAATTAGCTAATGGAGATATTCCAAACTTTTCAGCTATAGGAGATTTTAAAAGATCAGTAGGTGATGTCATCTACTACACCTTAGATGTGAAAAAGAATTATGCTAAATTACAACAGACACCTCAAGATGCTCCAGTACAAAATACACCAGTACAAAATGCATCTGTAGGAGGAGGATTAACACAGCAGGAATCAATTTCTAGAAGTGTTGCATGGAATAATGTTAGTCAGTTTATATTCTCTGATGATTTTCAGAAATATGATGATGATAATACAGACAACAATGGCAAACAATTAATCTTTTCAGTTAGACAACAGAAGATGATTAATCAAGCTGCTAGTGCTGCTAATATTATATATAAAGAATTATTAACTAAACCTAACTAATTATGGCAAAACCTGATTTTGTTGCAGGTGTTTATGTGGAGGAATCTCCTAAAGACTTTGTAATAACAAAAATGAGATTGAGTGTAGAAAGATTTACACAATTTCTTGAAGATCCATATGTTAAAGATTTCTATAAAAAAAATAATGGCTATCTTAACATGGATGTTTTGAAAAGTAAGAATGGTAAATTGTATATCCCATTCTCAGAATTTATACCTGAGAAAAAAGTTACAACAACTGATCACAATCCTGATAGAGAACTTGATGAAGTTCCTTTCTAAAATAAATATATAAATGATACTAGACATTAAAGACCAACTTTCTAAAATCCATGACATTAGGAGTGGCAAAATAAAAGAAGGTCTAGGTCTAGGTATCAAAAGTTTTGATCAGTACTTCAGATTTAAAAAAGGTACATTTAACATATTTCTAGGACATAGTAATGTTGGTAAAACTCACACAGTAGTTTACCTAATGTTTCTGTATGCATTAAAGCATGATCTTAGATTTCTGTTACTAACAGCAGAAAATGAACCTTATTCAATAGTTAGAAAAATAATAGAATATAAAGAGGGTTTGCCCATCAACAAGATTGATGAGGAGAAGTTACAAGAAGGAAGTAGGTGGGTAGATTCTCATTTTAAATTTATATCTATAGATGAACAATATACTTATAAGAAGTTGTTAGAGTTAGGTACTAGTATTAAGAAGTCATGGGATTATCATGGATTTTTCATAGATCCATATAATTCTTTAGAAAAGGATAGAGATATGGCTAGATCTTTAGGTATGCATGAGCATGATTATAAAGCATGTTCAGATATGAGAATGTTTTGTCATAAAACTGGTGTAGCATTATGGTTATCAGTTCATGCAGTTACAGAAAGTTTAAGAAGATTGCATAGTACTAATCATGAATATGCAGGGCATCCAGTTCCTCCTATGATGTCAGATTGTGAAGGTGGTGGAAAGTTTGGTAATAGATGTGATAATTTTATTGTGATTCACAGATATATTCAATCAGCCTTAGATTGGATGGTAACTCATTTACACATTAGAAAAGTCAAAGATACTGATACTGGCATGATGCCTAGCAGTCTTGAATCCCCAGTCAGGATAAGAAGTTTAATAAACAATGTTGGGTTTAGTATAGAGGGAGATAATATGATTGATTTAATGAATGAACATACTGGAGAAGGCATATCAAAAACATAATACATGGATAAATATCTGTAAGAGCTTTGGTTTGAATAGATATTATGCTGAAGATCTAGTGATGGAAATGTACATTAAACTAGATCATATTTGTAATGTTAAAGGAACTGATATAATTTATAAAAAAGAAGGGCAAGAAGATGATCTTAATTACTATTACATTTGGAAAATTCTTTATACAATGTTTCTACAACTCAAGAAGAAACAGAAAAAAGTTAGTTATATTGGGACAGAGATATTACAAAACATTGAAGGATCAGAGGAGGTTGAGTTTAAAAAGATGGAAGAAAAGTTTAATAAAGAGTTTGAGAAACTACATTGGTATGACCAAAAAGTATTTGAGATAGTGGCAAGTGGAACTAAGATTAGTGAACTCAGTAGAAAATCTACCATTACTTATATTAGTTTGTACAACACATACA